AAATAACAAAACAAATACAAAAGTACATTGATGCTGGGTACACCATATGTTTGTTCCCAGATACTATGCCTGAGAAAGATATTAATGAAATGATATTGTCTGGATATAGTATGGAAGAAATAGTTAGCATCATTGATAGTAATGCCGTTTCAGGTGTAGAAGCGATGTTGAAATTTGCTCAATGGAGAAAGTGTTAATGAAAGTGAAATTAGTTAGTTGTTCCAAACCTGAACGACATATGTATGCTGAAGGTTTAATGAATGCTCAAGATTTAATTGCGTTTTGTGCTAGAGTTAGTAACCCATCAAATCAGTTTAATACCTCAACATCAGAAAAATTAATACGTTATCTAATTAAACACAAACACTGGAGTCCACTTGAGATGGTAAGTGCTTGTTTGGAGGTAGAAACGACGAGGGATATTGCTAGGCAATTATTGAGACATAGATCTTTTTCATTTCAAGAATTTAGTCAGCGTTATGCTAATCCACTTGAGGATTTAGATTTTGTAATTCGTGAAGCTAGATTACAAGATGAAACTAATAGGCAAAACTCTATTGACAGTGCGGATCGAAAAGTAAGAGGTGAGTGGGAGATGATTCAGAAAAGCACTATTGAGGTTGCCAAGAATGCTTACAACTGGGCAATAGAACATGGTATTGCTAAAGAACAGGCGAGGTGTGTTTTACCTGAAGGCAATACAGTATCGAAGTTGTATGTAAACGGAACACTTAGATCATGGGTTCACTATATAGAATTGCGCTCTTCAAACGGCACGCAGAAAGAGCATATGGAAATAGCAAGAGAATGCGCTAAAGCGATAGTTGAAGTATTTCCTATGGCTGAGGAATTTATAACAGAATAAAAAAGCGGAGTAATAAATGGAAGATATTGTGCATGGCATAAAGGTTGATTATGAAAGAGATTCATTATTTGATGAGTTAGGCGTAAAGAGAATGCAAGAGTCTTATATGCGTGAGGATGAGCAGTCACCGCAAGAAAGATTCGCTTTTGTCTCCAGATCATTTAGTAGTAACGATGAACATGCTCAAAGATTGTATGATTATTCTAGTAAACACTGGTTGTCATATTCTACACCTGTGTTAAGTTTCGGTAGAAGTAAAAGAGGGTTACCAATTAGTTGTTTTCTTCCATATTTGGAGGATACGGCTGAAGGTTTGGTGGAAACATTATCAGAAGTAAATTGGTTATCAATGTTGGGAGGTGGAGTTGGAATTGGTATCGGTATTCGTTCAGCTGACGATAAATCTGTTGGGGTTATGCCCCATCTTCGTACTTATGATTCCAGTTCTCTGGCTTATAGACAGGGTCGTACTCGCAGGGGTAGCTATGCTGCGTACTTGGATATATCGCATCCAGACATTCTAATCTTTTTAGAGATGCGTAAGCCAACAGGCGACCAGAACATGCGTTGCTTAAACTTACATCACGGAATTAATATCACTGATGACTTTATGGAAATACTAGAGCAGTGTATGTTAGATCCTAATGCTGATGATAAGTGGGCATTGAAAGATCCAAACAACGGTGATATCAGAGAATATGTTTCAGCACGTGAGTTATGGCAACGCATCTTAGAAATTAGAATGCAAACTGGTGAGCCATATCTTCACTTTATCGATACATCTAATCGTATGATGCCAGAGTTTCAAAAACAGCTTGGCTTAAAGATTAGACAATCTAATTTGTGCTCTGAAATTATTTTACCAACAGATAAGGAAAGAACTGCAGTTTGTTGTTTGTCATCATTAAATTTAGAATATTATGATCAGTGGAACAAAGATAAGTTGTTCTTAAAAGATGTTGCTGAAATGCTAGATAATGTTCTTCAACATTTTATAGATCATGCTCCTACTGCTATTGAGCGTGCACGTTATTCAGCAACAAGAGAAAGATCTATTGGTATTGGTGCGTTAGGATTTCATGCATTATTGCAACAAAAGAATATTCCATGGGAATCTGCTATGGCGGTTGGATTGAATAAGAGAATATTCGAAACAGTTAGGAAGGGATTAGATGAAGCAAATATTGAACTTGGATCTGAGCGTGGTGAAGCTCCTGATGCGGTTGGTACTGGAAGGAGGTTTAGTCATCTTATGGCTATTGCTCCCAATGCTTCTTCTTCCATTCTTATGGGCAATACCAGTCCTAGCATTGAACCTTATCGTGCCAATGCGTATCGCCAAGATACATTATCAGGGTCGTATTTGAACAAGAACAAGTATTTGGACAAATATATCAAGGAGAAATGTGAAAATGACAGTAAGATGGACTATAACAAAATCTGGTCAAATATTATCGCCCACGATGGAAGTGTTCAACATCTTGACTGGATCGACGAATGGCACAAAGACGTATTCAAAACTGCAATGGAAATCGACCAACGATGGGTTATACAGCATGCGTCTGACCGTCAACAATATATCGATCAGGCTCAATCGGTCAATATATTTTTTCGACCAGATACCAATATAAAGTATCTACATGCTGTACATTTCCTAGCATGGAAAGCAGGTCTTAAAACTTTATATTATTGCCGCAGTGATAAGATCGCAAAAGCAGATAAAGTTTCCAAAGCAATAGAACGACAAGTAATTCAAGAGATAGACTTGAGTGCTTTGGCTCAAGATGAATCAGTTTGTATAGCGTGCGAGGGATAAAATGGTTAAGAAAAAACATAATATTATAGAAGCAAGAAATTCTTTCAAGCCATTCTACTATCCATGGGCATATGAGTCTTGGTTGAAACACGAGCAAGCACATTGGTTGCATACTGAAGTTCCCATGTTAGAGGATGTTAAAGATTGGAATAAAAAATTAACACCACAACAGAAACACTTTTTAACTAATATTTTTAGATTCTTTACTCAGGGTGATATTGATGTAGCAGGCGGATATGTTGAAAACTATCTGCCATACTTCAAACAACCTGAGGTTAGAATGATGCTTCTTGGGTTTGCTGCTCGTGAAGCATTACACATTGCTGCATATTCTCATTTGATTGAAACTCTTGGTATGCCTGAAACAACTTATGCAGAGTTTTTAGAATATCAACAGATGAGGGAAAAACATGAATACTTCCTCGAACTCTCAGGAAAAAACGGTACACCTGAGTCAGTCGCAGTTAATATTGCTGCATTCTCAGCGTTTACGGAAGGTATGCAGCTCTTCAGTTCTTTTATCATGCTTCTTAATTTTCCTCGTAATGGGCTTATGAAAGGTATGGGACAAATCGTTACTTGGTCAATAGTTGATGAAACTATGCATGCTGAGTCTATGATTAAAGTTTTCCGCACCTACATTGAAGAAAAGAGAGAACTATGGAATGATGAGTTGAAGAGTCAGATATATTTGATTGCTGAGAAAATGGTTGAACTTGAAGATAAGTTTATTGATTTAGCGTTTGGTTCAAGTGAAATGCCTAAATTGACTTCTGATGAAGTAAAGCAGTATATTCGATACATTGCTGATAGAAGGTTAATATCTCTTGGTATGAAGGGTATATTCAAAGTCAAGAAAAATCCTCTCCCATGGGTTGAAGAAATGATTAATGCTCCAGTGCATGGTAACTTCTTCGAGAATAGAGTTACTGACTATGCTAAAGGTGCATTAACAGGTTCATGGGAAGAAGTTTGGGGAGCATAATACATGGCTACTAAACATTTTGATTGTGAATTTTGTGGCGGACACGGAAAGATAGTATTTAAAGAAGGTGAGATAACTTCTCAAGAGGTAGTGTTTTGTCCATTTTGTGGCGCAGACATATACACTGAAGAAGATTTTGATGAGGAGGAATAGTGGCTTATTTGGTATGTAACCTTCCCCCTGTTCCAGTTTATGTGAGAAAAGAGTTTCTATATGATCACCAAGACGGACAGGGACAGCTGACTCCAGGTATTTGGATCTCAGTAAAGAGTGTTCAGGGCAAGGCATTATACTTTGAAACTTTGTTGACGGAGTATGGTGCCTTGTATGATAAACTACCAATCAGTGCTTTTGTTTGGGATCGAAGTTATGATAGACTGAGACAATTATCGCTGGATACTCTACAACTTTGGGATTGTTTTGATTATAATATAACTGTAATTAAGAAACCACTTCTTAGTAGATGTAAATTTTTCGCTAAAAATAAAGCATTTTATAGTGGTAGTTATATGTTTACGATTGATAGTTGCCATTCAGATAGTAACACACTTGATATAAACTTTTCGGAGCATGATCCAGAGCACAAATCATTTAATATTATCAAGTTAGATAACGGACAATTTGCTGCACAACCAAACAATAGAGTTATCTGGAGTGATAATAGTTTAATACCAAAAGAAACTAAAATGCCAGACTTTAAGGTTTGTTCTCAAAATTATACAGTTGAGGATAAAGATTATTGGAATGTTGGACACACTGATGATTGGCAGTATAAAGACTTAGATGAGTAATGATAAAGACGAATCTCTTTTTATGATTATCATCGGGTACATAGTTTTACTGATGTTAGGTGGTATGACGTTATTTACTGTATTAGCGTTTATATATGCTTACTTAATTGTGTAGCTAAAAAGCTACAAATTTTATGAAAACGTATCTAAAAAACTACGATAACTAAATAATAACCAATATTAACAAGGAGATTAAATGAAACAATTATTGACATTTTTCGCAGCATTAATGCTCATTTCTTCAGTTCATGCTGAAGATGATTGGCAAACCATGGAAAACAATTTTAAATTCCAAGGTGAGTCATATGGACTCGAAATCAGAACATATGCTGACGACGACTACGATCACGCTGAAGTGACATATAAATTAGCACCTAACCTTACTGGTGCACTTAGACTTGCTGAGGACGGTACAGATACTGAGATTCGTCCAAAGTTGACCCACAAAGTTATCGATGCTGGACCTTTGAGTCTTGCTCATAGAATTGAGTACCGTTATCATGAGGGTAATACAGATGATAACTGGAGATATCGTGGTATCATTGGAGTATCATATAGCGGTGCATGGCTCAAAATGCAACCACGTTGGGAATTTGGCGCAGGTAAAACTGGCGACATGAAGATTGATGACGTGAAGTGGCAGGCAGGTTACGATATTGCGCTTGCTCCAAATCTTACACTTACTCCATTTATTGAATATTTGACAGCAGGTGAAGACGGAGATTGGCAAAAAGAGCACCTTATTGGTGGTACAACTGTACAAGTTAAGTTCTAATAAATAGAACTGATACTAACTCTTGGGGGGATTAGTCCCCCCATTTTTGTCTATGGCGTGGTTATATAACAATGAAGAAATGACTGATGTACCTGAAGGATATGTTGCCTTTGTATATCTCATAACAAATAATATAGATAACAAAAAATATATTGGTAAAAAACTTTTCTATTTTTCCAAGACCAAAAAATTAAAGGGTAAAAAGAAAAGGTATAAAGAGGAAAGTGATTGGAAATCTTATTGGTCATCCTCTGATGAATTGAAATCAGATGTTCAACGACTAGGGGAGGAAAACTTTACACGAGAGATATTGTATTTGTGTAAAAAGAAAGGTGAAAGCACTTACTTAGAAGCCAAAGAGCAATTTCTAAGAGAAGTGTTAGAAAATCCTACAGATTGGTATAATAAAAATATAATGGCGAGGGTTCATGCTTCTCATGTAAAGAATTTACAAAAATGAACTACTTACTTTTACTGACAGCATTAACGTTGTCAACTATCGCTGCCTTCTATGCTATTTCTGGACTGGTAGCTATCTTCGCTGCGGCAGTTGTTCCCATCATAGTTATGGGAAGTTCTTTAGAGGTCGCAAAATTAATTGTTGCTTCATGGATGTACCGCAACTGGAAGCAAGTTCCGTTGCTCATGAAGTCATACTTCACGTTTGCTTTGATAGTATTGATGTGCTTGACGTCAATGGGAATCTTTGGGTTCTTATCAAAAGCACACTTAGATCAAGCATTACCAACAGGTGATGTAGCATCTCAAATAGAGATAATAGACTATCAAATAGATACTGAGCGTCAAATGATTGAGGCGAATAAGTCTCTTATTGCTCAGATGGATGCTGTCGTCAATAATAAGATGAAC